AAATATAGGAGGTGTGCATGATTGCTTTGCCACCGATCCTTCAAGCATGAGCAAGCTAAGGGATTCTGTTAGGCATAGCTTTGCTGATCTATATCAAACAGATTGGCTTACACAAATCAAATCAAAGCTCGAATCACAAATCCAAGACAAAAAGGATCTACCTCCTGAGCCTGAACTCGGAGAGTTAGATCCATCTATTACAAAATCATCAACTTATTTCATCACATGACTATCAAATCAGAAGTCCTAAATCTCACAACACCTCGATGCCAGTTTCAATTTGCTTGGTTAGTCGAACCCGATACCAAGTTTGAGCAGCCAGGGGTATGGAAAGTAACCTGCTTGATTCCAACAGAACAAGCCGCAGCAATTGAAGAACAATTAACTGGGTTACTTGATAGATGGAAGGTTCAACTAAAGGCAGCTGAACCTGATAAAAAATTCAAACTTGCAGCTATCCCCTGGGGATATGAAGAAGTGGAAGGTCAACCATACTTTGTAGTTAAAACCAAGATGAGAGTCGGAGGTATTAACCAACAAGGTAAGCAATGGAATAACAGACCACCTGTTCTACAAAATTCTCAAGGTCAACCAATGACCCCTGAAGAGAAGCAAGCAGTAAACAAGATGGGGCCAGGAACAGAAGGGCAAGTATTCCTTCGTTGTTCTGGTTACGCAGGTAACTTTGGCGTTGGTATAAAGATCCAACCTGAAGCTGCAATTATTCATAAGCATGTCGAATACTCAAAAAGCGCAACCTCCTACGGGTTTCAGACGGAGGAAGCGGAGGAGCCAGTCGCATGTGCAGCCCCAACCACAGCAACAGTCTCATCAGGGGATGAGTTCTAAGTACAGAAGTAAGTTCGAGGGCCGAGTAGCAGCGGCCCTCACTCAAAATAAAGTTGGGTTTACTTATGAAGATATGACTCTGCCTTACATTATTGAGGCGGTCTATCGACCAGATTTTATTCTTGAAAACGGAATTGTTGTAGAGACAAAAGGATTCTTTTCTTCTCAGGACAGACGCAAAATGCTTGCTGTTCAGAAACAACACCCCGACTTAGATATTCGTTTGTGTTTTATGAACGCAAAGGACAAGATCAGCCGAGCCAAAAGATCTATTACTTATGGTCAATGGGCCACAAGGCATGGATTCAAATGGTCTAGTGGCAGTATTCCTCAAGAGTGGTATCACCCATGATTACTGGAACTAAGCACATCTCAATCAGAGATGGAGAGCAGACAGTTATGGAAGACTATGCACTGATTCAGAAAAAGGATCGAGCTGGTACTGATGGCAAGAACATCAAGTGTCCTGAGTGTGAACACACGACAAGAATCTATGGCCTTGCTTGGTCAACTTATCCTTGCCCACATTGCAAAGCCACCCCACCCAAATACAACGGTTGGTTGATCGACCAGCTGGACACATGGAGAACCCCTAGGTAATGCCTACCAAAAGACAACGAGCAATTGCTGAAGAAGAAACCAGCTTCATTCATGCAAATCAAATGAAAGAGTTCACCCTTAAGGTGGTCAACCCAAACAAACAGGGTGATGTAGCAGGTAATGTTTTTCAACGTGCTTCTACTCCAGCTATCGCTGTTGAAAAAGTAAAAGAGAAACATCCTGGCTGTAATGTCTTTGTCGTTGACAGTCGAGAAGCTCCACCCTGGAGGAGAGATGAACGCTACTGATCGCATCCAATATGCAACGAAAAGAATTAAGGAGCTTGAACTCCTAATCCACCACTGGGAGAAACATGAACGAGAAAAAGAAAAGCAAGTACATAAGGCATGAGCCTTGCGCTGTATGTGGAAGCAAGAATAATGTTGCTGTCTTTGATGACGGACATACTCATTGCTTTGGATGTGGCGACCAGTACCAACCATCAAAAGAATCGAAACCAAGAACCATGCCAACAGCATCACCACCAAGACAGACATCACCTCTTATTAAATTCATCAAACCAGTTGCACTAAAGAAGCGTGGCATTTTTGAGGAGACTGTTAGTCGTTTTCCCTATGGCATAGCTGAGTATCACAACCAACCTGTTCAAGTTGCTAACTACTTCGACAACTTAGGTAGACCTTGCGCTCAACATGTGCGCTTTAGAGATAAGAAATTCATTTGGCTAGGTGATACCAGCAAGATGATGCTCTTCTCTCAGCACACCTGGAGACAAACAAACCAAGGTAATACTTTTGTCGTCATAACTGAAGGAGAGATAGATGCAATGTCTGTCTCTCAAGTGCAAGGTAACAAGTTCCCTGTTGTGTCACTGCCAAATGGTGCTCAATCAGTTAAAAAGTATTTGTCCACACCTGAGGTACAGAAATGGTTAAACACATTTGTTCGGATTGTCCTTTGTTTGGATACGGATGAGCCTGGCATGGCTGCTGCCGAGAAAGCACTTGAAGTCTTACCTCTTGGTAAAGCAGCTATCTGTCGACTACCAAGAAAAGATGCTAATGAAATGCTCCTCGCAGGAGAGGGGGAAGAACTTAGGGACTTGCTTTGGAAAGCCGTACCTGCAAGACCTGATGCAATCATACAAGCCGCTGACCAGTGGGAAGCACTGATAAAACCTGGAGCAGCTGCTGTTTGTGAATATCCTTGGCCTAAGTTGAATGATGCAACTAAGGGATATCGCAAGGGTGAGATGGTAACTGTCTGCGCAGGATCAGGAACAGGTAAGAGTTCCATGTGCAGAGAATTAGCCCATCACTTTCTAAGGAATCAAATGAAAGTGGGGTACATCGCACTCGAAGAAAGTATTCAACGAACACTGCAAGGAATAATCGGAGTTGAGTTATCAAGACCTCTACACTTTGAAGAGAACCTTGCTGATGATGAAGAATTAAAGGCGGCCTTTGACCGATTGCTCGGCACTGGTCGTCTCTTTTTATATGACCACTTTGGATCATTAGATCCTGATCGCTTGGTTGAGCAGATTCAATATCTTGCTACAGCTGAGGGAGTTGATGTAGTAATCCTCGATCATTTAACGATAGTTATTTCTGGATTGATCGGAGATTTAGATGAACGTAAAGCACTTGATGTTACCTGTACCAAGCTGCGACAAGTAGTAGAGAGTACAGGCGTTGGACTCATCATCGTCTCACATTTAAAAAGACCTGAGGGTAGAGGACATGAAGAAGGAACTCAGGTTTCTCTCTCCCACCTGCGCTCATCGCACAGCGTGGCGCAACTCTCAGATCTTGTTCTTGCAGCCGAAAGAAACCAACAAGGCGACCCAGCTGAGAGATCAGAACTCCAGTTGCGCCTATTAAAAAATCGCTTTAGTGGGGTTACTGGCCCTATGGATAAGCTGCTCTACGACCAGCAAACAGGTCGACTAAAACTACCCCTATTCGCACTATGACTTTACTTTTAGATTCCGATTGGCTGTGCTACAGCTCCTGTTGTGCAATGGAAAAGGATGTTCGATGGACTAATGATCTACATACTCTTTGGTGTAGTGAGGATGAGGTTCTCGAATTAATTGATGATCGTGTTAAGCACTATCAATCTATTGCTGATGATAAAGGTGAAGTCATCATGTGCTTCTCTGACTATCCAACCTTTAGACATAACATCTATCAAGAGTACAAAACTAATCGACTAGGTAAACGTAAGCCTCTTGCTCTTAAATCAGTACGAGAAAAAATTGCCAAAAATTATAAAGCAATCAGCTTCGATGGATTAGAAGGTGATGATGTAATGGCTTTGCTTGCAACTGGCAATAGATATGAAGATGCAATCATCGTTTCTCCTGACAAAGATATGAGAGGAGTACCTTGTCGATTGCTAGCTAAAGATGAGATTGAATTAATTACAACTAAGAAGGCAGACCGTCATTGGATGTTACAAACTTTAACTGGAGATTCGACTGACAATGTAAAAGGATTAACTGGAGTCGGGCCAGTAACAGCAGAGAAAATACTTGGTGATGCTGATTCCTTTGAAGAGCTATGGGCTAAGGTTCATTCTGCTTATGTTAAAAAGAAACAGACTTATGCTGATGCTGTTATGACTGCACGACTAACTCGCATCCTTAGGGATGGAGAGTATGACCATGTAACAGGAGAGGTAAACCTATGGGAGCCAGCACTATGAACGATGATGAAACACTCTGGCCTCCGATAGATGAGATGCTTATCCGTAGGCTAAAAGAAATTTATCCAGACAAATGCCCATCAATTGACACCCCTGATCGAGAGATCTGGAGATACTTAGGTCAAGTTGAATTGGTAAGAATGATCGAATCCGTCTACACTGAACAGAATAAACTTAACGAGGAGTGATTATGTGCGGTGGAGGAGGCGGTGGAGGATCTGGTTCTGGAGAAAGCCTTGCTCTTCAAAGAGAATCACTTGCTTTGTCTAGAGAACAGTTCCGAGAAAGTAAACGTCAATGGGGAGAACAGTTTGAATGGCAAAGAGATAAAGCAGCTGAGCAAAAGAAAGCAGCTCAAGCTAGACCAGGCAAAGGCCCAATGAGAACTACCGAATATGCGATGGGTGCATTAGAAGGAAGATCAGGCTTAGGCTTTGGAAGAGATAGACTTAAAACAGGAGTAACAGGTAAAGGTCTAGCAATTACTTAAACAATGGAACTAAACATCACCACCAATGTTGATGCTCAACCAGGCAAATCTCCCAAGAAGAGAGATGGCACTGTTGCTTCTCGATACGAACAGCTGAAAAGTAATCGTAGTGCTTATGAAGATAGAGCTATTGATTCAGCAAAAGTAACAATCCCATCTCTCTTTACTGAGGTAGTTCAGGGAGATCAAGGACGTTTGAAAACTCCTTATCAATCAACAGGAGCTAGAGGTCTTTTACATTTATCAAACAAACTAGGTCTTAGTCTCTTCCCTCCTAATACTCCTTTCTTTAAATTAGAAATAGATAGCCTTGCTTTACAAGTAGAAGAAGCTGGCCCAGAAATTAAAACAGAATTAGATACAGCATTGGTCAAGGTTGAACAAGCCGTGATGACCATGCTTGAAACCATGTCAGCTAGAGCTTCTTTACATGAGGCTTTCAAACAGCTACTAGTCTCTGGCAATGTATTACTTTATGTAAACTCTGATGGAATAAGAGTTATTCATCTTCAGAACTATTGCGTCCAACGTGACCCAATGGGAAAAGTTACAGAGATTATTGTCGAAGAGGAAGTATATCCAGAAGCTTTACCTAAGGGATTTCTGGCTGACAAATTAGAAGATGATAAGACGACTGGCCCTGTAAAGAAAACAATCAAGGTCTATACATGTGTCAAGTTTGAGAAAGGAATAGCTAGTTGGTATCAAGAAGCAAAGGGAGAAGAGATCCCTAATACCTATGGCATGTGCCCTGAAGGATGTAGTCCTTGGATTGTGCTCAGGTTTAATCGGATGTCAGATGAGGAATACGGACGTTCATTTGTTGAACAATTTTATGGAGACTTACTATCACTTGAGTCGTTATATCAAAGTGTTCTTGAAGGTAGTGCAGCCGCTGCCAAAATTCTATTTCTAGTTAATCCCAATGGAACTACTAGACCTAGAACAATTGCTAATGCAGCTAATGGAGCAATCATTCAAGGTAATGCTGCTGATGTCAGCGTCATTCAAAGTCAGAAAGCTCAGGATCTAGGGATAGCTCAACAAACTATTGAAAGAATTGAAGGCAGATTGCAATTTGCTTTCTTACTTAACACTGCAATTCAAAGA